CTCGTCTGTCTAGGGTACGAGTAATACATTGTGAATAGATATCTTGTGGTGGTTCCTCATCTAGCCATACTAGATCGATACTCTCCCCCATAAATTTTTCAGCACCCATTTCATATGCTTTAAAGGCAACACGAGACCACCCACCTGATGTATGTTTAACAAGGACTGACGAATGTGCGTTTGGTACTCCAGGTTTCCTTGTAGTTTCTCCAATGAGATGTTTAGGAACTGATCCTTTTCCTTTATCTCTTGGGTTGTCTGGTTGCCCAAATAATTCTCTTTGACAGATATCACGTGTGGTTTCATTACTAGCACCACATACCCATGCTCTTATTGGCTCTTTAAAGCGTTTTCCTTTCCACCAACTAGGGTACTCACCTGTAAGATGGATAGCCATCTCCATAGCCCCTACATAGGACTTTCCCACCCTGTTTGCTGCCATAAGTAACCTTTGGTTAGCTTCTCTACCACTATCATGGAATCTTGATTGAAAAGCATAAGGTTGGTAGTAGTTTAATCTATTGGTCTGTTGGCGAGTCTTAAGAGTGGATATGATCTCATCTATTCTTTGTGTATCTGTAGACATAGTTATCCACCACCTATTGTAATGATTTTTTTTCTAATTACAACTATATCTTGTGTTTTTTGTTAGATTGAATTAGCACATCTTGTGTTTTAGTTGGGGCAAGTAGCTTTACCCCAACCAGAGAATTGTAGCTTGGTAGCTGAACCAAACAATGTCATTGTATTACATCTGTGATCTATATACAACATATCGTATATACACTTATATTTCCCCAAGAGAATATGGAGGGAACTATATATATTATCACGTCTGCCTATGGGGGGTTGCCTATGTGCTGGAATTCTAATAAATAATCAATCATTCAAATAAATAACATCTCAAAGTATCTTCATACATACCCTTAGAACGTTCTACAATGCTCATTATGGATAGTTAAATATTTTTAGTATGGTTAGATATCAGATTATTAATTAAATTTATTTTGACGTGTGTGTTAGAAGATAGGAACGTTTATTATTATTCAATAGTAATATCTAAAAACCAGATAAAAACAAATAACCATTTAATAGATATCTTCTTATATCCTTGTATATATTGTCTTATAGCATAGCCATGCATTTGTTGACTTTCGGCGATTTCTCACAGCATCAAATCCTAGTTAAAAACAGGCGTATTTCTTTATTTGATACACAAAAGAAAAAGACAATAAAAAAGCCTCAATTAAGAGGCTTTAATATGATTATATGATGATGTTTAATATCTGTTAGTCATTAGTCTATAACCATGATTATTAGTTATAAAAGACTTGTTTTTGTACTTGTCATCATCTAGCACGTACTTGTTTGCAATATTCTCGGCTATTTTATGAATATCTTTTATAAAGGAATATGATATGTCTATTTTAAAGCTGTGATCATATTCATATATACCATTATTATCTGATATATAAAAATCGAATCTATCCTTAAAATTATATACTATTTTGCATTTTTCCAATGGATATATAAATGTTATTTCTTTATGCATTTTCATAATAAAAACCCTCTTATTTATTAATTAATATTAATATATATGATAAAAATATATCATGCAATAAAAAAGGCATCATATCTGGATACAATGCCTTAGTATTATGTATTTACGATCTAGTCTAATATAACCATGTACTCTTTAGGAAAGTATTTCCTAAACCATGACAACCCTTTAGCGTGTTTATCCCATAAATTCATCATTTCAGATCCCATAATGACATCATAAACACTTAATGCAAAATTAGGTATTTCTACTGTTTCACCTGTAAATCTATTGGAAACTTTCACCAATTCTTTAGCAGGTTGATAGATAGCCATGTCATTAAATGGCATTGGTATTGTTTTATTATTATATGTTATTTTTTTCATTGTTTTTTTACCTCGATTTTATTTAAAGTTTTTTGATACTTCTTTACGCCATTTAATAGCATTAGGATATTCTTTAATATCAGTAAGTTTATTAAATACCGATTTTTTCATATCGTAATAAAATGGCTCTACTGTTTCATCCATGATCTTACAAAAAACTTGTTTATTAATTAAGTCATAATCAATTAAACCAATAAACGCTAGTACATCATTTTTATATTTACATGCAGAATATATGACATAGCTATCTAATTGGTTTCCATCAATGATGTCACCATCTATTTTTGTAATATTATAATCTAAAACTTCTAAACCTAGATCATCTTTAAAAACGTTAAAAGGTTTAGGTTTTATATTGTAGTGCATACTAATTGTTCCCATGTTTACCTCTATTAAATGTTAATTAATATTATATATATCATATATATTATATTACTACAATTAAATATTAAGTAATATATCTATCTGTGCAAGTGCAATCATTAAAAAATATAATATACATGTTCCAATAATTGCACCTGTAAACGCTTTTAATATTTCAAATATACTCATTTTCTTAGTTTTTCCATAATTGGAATGATCAACATACCTAACAAGCACCCTATAACAGTATAAATCATCATTTCAAAGTTAAGAGTTACCGCAAATCCTGTAGCGTCTGAGAAAGTGTTACCTAACCCAGCACATATACAAGCAACCATTAAAGCGTTATTTTTAGAGTTTATATTGAATTTATTCTCTAGATAATTTTCTATAGATAAGAAACTGTAATACATACCTAGAATTAATATAAAATTGTCCATAAACCCGAATATTACAAAGTCAGTCATTTTAATACCTCTATTATTTGTGTTTCTTTACTACCTTTTGTATAACAAATCATGCAATCTTTACATTTACCCATACAATTAGGTTTAATATCGCTATCTTTTGTAATTACATTGAAAGTCTTATCAAAATATAATGGTATTTTTTTCATTGGTGCATCAAATTTCGAATTACTAAAAATGATATTCATATTTTTAGGTTTTTCATTCTTACTATAAAATTCTTTTATTAATTTAAATTGTTTAGTCCATAAACCAAAAAATACATCATCATTTTTTTTGACTATATTATTTAAATTTTTTAAATGAATTTCATTAATCAATTCACCATGAGAATTGAATCTGATAACTTTTTGATTGAAATATCTGGGTAAAAGATCCCATTCTATAATGCTATTACTTAAAATGTCAGAATTATACTGAAATGGTTTTATACAGTTTTTTCTGGATGTCATCAACATATCTACTGAATAACAATAAACAGCTTTATTACCATTTTTTCTTATCTTTTTAGTTTTATAAAAAGTGCATTTTTTACAATAATCATTAGTCAGTGGATTAGTATTAATTGATCTTATATCTAACATTTTACCCGATCCGATTGAAGTTTTTATGTATTCCATGCTTAACCCTCGCATAAATTAATTAATAACAAATATATGATATATATTCTTACATGTCAAAATTATTTGTATCTCATGAATTTAATACTATTAATTTAATTCTAAAGATTTTTAGATTGAATTATGCTAGATCGCTTTACTTCTTGGATTGAATAAGAACGACTAGGATTGACTGATTGAATGAACGACTAGGATTGAATGAATGAACGACTAGGATTGAGTGGGAATCCATTCCCTTGTGTTATATGAAACTAATTTTATTCCTTATTGTCTTTTTTAACTAAATGATATTGGGCATAGTGACGTTCTGTGTTATTTATAGCATCCCATACATTATCAATTGCGTCAGCTAATTCCTGTCCCTCGTCTTCATCATCAAAAACATGGTCAGGTATTGAATTATCTAAGTCACTCATAGCTGTTTTTAGCTTTCCCCACACACTTTTATTTTCTGTTTTCGTTCTACTCATTATCTTTCTCCTCATCGTCTTCAAAATCATCTGAATTTTTAACACACTCATCCCACTTTGAAGTAGATTCTAATGTATAAGTCTCTCCCTCTCCCTCAAGATATAATTCTTGTGCCTTTTCAAAACTCTCAGCATAAACTGTTACTTCTTCTGTTGTTTCACAATGATTATGCCAAATGTATTCTTTTAGTTTTTTTGTTTTTTCATCTGTTGTTTTTGGTTTTTCTGGCTCTTTTGTTTTTATGGATTCCTCAATAAGATAATACAACTCTCTCCCTTTATCTGTATTTTCTGTACTGTCGCCATTTGTTTTAATACATTCATCAGTTATACCTAAATGATCTATAACTTTGAAATAAATGTTTTCAGCTATTTCGCTTTTTTGATCTAAACTCATTTACTTATCCTCTCTGTATTGTTTTTCTTGTTCATTCCATTTATAAAAAGTGTAATTTCCTTTAGCTAACTCTCGTTCAGCGTATTTAAATAAATTAACTGTACCCTCTTTGTTGTAGTCTTGTTTTATGTCTGCCCAATCTTTATCAAACCTTACATCTTGTATGTGTCCACTCAAACAATCTGTAGAACAATATTCATTAAATGGTCTTATATCGGTGCTAACGAAAGAATCTAGGTTTTCTTCGCCACATCTCTCGCACATTCTTTTTTTGCTCATTTACTTATCCCCAACCCATTAAAATCATATCTACCTTTAGCGATATCTCTTGAATTTTCTGTTAACCATTCTTTGAAGTTTTCTCTCTTGTCGATTTTTATAGGCATAGAGAAATCTTCATCTAGCTTTTTATCTGTAATATTTACTGTTTCCATGTTTATCCTCTCTGGTAGATAGGTTTGGGTGTATTCTACATACTGATCGCCCAATTAGTTTGTATGCTATTACCTATCTACCTTTATAACATCTCTGTTTAGTTACCCTCTAACTAAACTATAACCATTATTACATTATCATATATCTGATTCAAGTATTTTTTCCACTTCAGCGTCAATCTTCTTCTTTTGAGAATCTGTCAAGGATAAATAACTAAGTTTACCCCTCAAATTTTGAATTTTTGATCTTTTGCGACAAGCTTCCAAATTTTTAGAATAATATTTCTTTTTATGTTCTCTTATCCTTTCTGGATTTTTCTGTGCCCATGATTGTTTTTCCATATTTCTCTCCTAAAATGGTATATCTGTTTTATCGTTAAATATTGCTTCAATATCATCAATATTTTTTCTATCTTGGCTACCTAGCTTGTCTTTTGGATTGTATGTGTTGATTTCGCCATAGAGTTTGCTTGGATTACTGCTCGATCTTTTAACATCTACATTTATCCATTCATTAGGATTACCTAACTCTTTTTTTAGCCACATAGCTAACTGTTTCTTGTTTATTCCGATTCTCATTTCAATAAAATCTTTGTCTGATTCATTAAAATACAAACCCTCACTAAACTTCTTATCTTTTTTTTCTACCATTATTCATCTCCATAGATTAATTTAATATCATAGTCGCCTGTGTACTTCTCTGGCTTATCTCTGAGTTCTCCCTGACTTAGAAGTGCCATAGAATATTCTTCTAAGAGACTGAGCATAAAGATTTCAAACTCTACATTTCGCTTGAATTCCCATACTCTAGTGCCATTTAAAGACCAAGAGACTAAGTGTGTCTTGTTAATTTCTACCCCTAAACTGTTTAAAATGTACTGTTGTAGGTAGATTTGTGGATAATATCTTGTGATTTCTTTAGAGGTATATGGTCTTTCCCCTAGTTTTCCACATTTTATTTCCAGCAATTTATCTCCTGAGATTCCATCTGGAGTACAGCTTAAATCAACGACTGTATCTCCCTTTAGGTTTAGGAAATTTTCAATTACATAGTTCTTTTGGTTATCTAGTATATCTTGTGGCATTTTCTTGTTGATGATAATCCACTTGGCTACACCAGATTTTTCATGTTTATTGCCAAAATCCACATACTTCTGCATGAAAGGATCTATTGGCTCGACAACACCATTTAAGTCATTTTCAAGCATTTTAGATCGCTTGGTATACAAACCAAAACAATAGTTCATAGCTGATGAGCTACGAAGATTGTAACGCTTGACCGAGTTCGATTTCATCTGTGCTGTCATTTACCTCTCCATTCTTGATTGCTTTTTCTACTGCTTTTGCCTTATCTTTTGAATCAGCTATCTTTTTAATAGCTTTATCTTTGATTTCTGGCTCAACACCCTCTGGTCTAGTCTCTCCATTCTTAAATATCTGGATACCCAAACCAAAACCAAGAGCAAAACATTTCATTAATGCTCTCATTTTCGCACTATTCATATCGAAACAGTTTGGGTTAGGTATTGGCTTGTTGGCATAGTTAGTTACAGGATACCAAACTTCCTTGTATAGATTGTCAATAGTAACCTTGCAATAGATTTCTACTGTACCATCTTCAAAGGTTTTTGGCATACCCCAAGTAACGTGCCATTGTGGGTAATGCTCGTTCATGATAGCGATACCATGAGCATTGGCTAGATAAGTAAAACCATTCTTTACTTCAGTTTTACCTGTTAGATCAATTACAGAAAGAGTATCGTATACCTCTTTATATGTAAGTTCTTTCATTGTTTATTCTCCATTTACTATATACGAATATATTAGCATATGAGTTGATATAATCAACATATATGATAGTATTATTATCAGTAAGTGGTTTTATTTAGGTTTGTAATAAAAACAAACAAAAACAAAACAAAGAAACAAGTATATTAAATACTTGTAAAGAAAAAATTAAATATATATCACGAAAAGAGAGGAAAGTACAATGGAGAATGATGATTTAACAAGATTCTATCAAATGATGGATAATTTATATCCAAATCAACCCAAATTGAATCAAGATCAGAAAAGGTTTTGGTACTTGGCTTTCAAAGAATATGACATTGAAAGTCTAGTTAGATGTCTACATGAACACACTAAAAGTGTTGAACGTGGCAGATGGAGACCAGAAATATCAGATATCATGAAGTATTTATCACAGGATAATTCACAATTAGAAGAAACTTGGCAGAAATTCTTTGACAGGAAGACTGTTGATGATAAATTAGCAGTAGAAATATATGAAAGAATGGGTGGGTTATCCTTGAATCGCTTAACTTCTAAGGAATTAGAGGTTAAAAAGAGAACATTTATTGATCTATACATGAATAAGAAATCAGTAGAAAAAATACAAAATCTACCACCTACAGCTAAGAAAACACTATTGGAGAAGAAATGATTAGATTACATGATACCGAGCTTGAACAAGCAATTATCGAATTAAGAGAAAAAGGTAAAGAACTTGGCATTGCTGAGGGAGAATATGAGTATCTTGTGGCTATGCAAAAGACCACTAAAGCTACTGTATTTCTGGAAACCAAACAACAAGGATTAACAATTAAAGAAAGAGAAGCTATTGCTGAAACACACAAAGATGTAGTGAAATATATACCTTTGATTAAAGAACAAAAGCAAAAATATATAGCACTCAGACACGCGATTTCGAGCATCTTAGAAAGCTGTAACCTGTTTAGAACAAAGTCAGCAAACCTAAGAGGTGAGAAAAAACTCTATGGTGAGTTAGGTTAAACATAAAATAGGAGACTAAAATGAAAGAAGTTAATCAAGTTTTACAAACCAATGATTATGACATTTTTCAACACATAGATGGCAACAGGAACGTAAATAAACTACATCTTAAAAGACTTAAAGAGTCGATAAATGAGGAATATATCCCTGTGCCTATAGTAGTTAATAGCAAGTATCAAATCATTGATGGACAACATAGATTTGAAGCTGTTAAGGAACTAAAAAAACCTGTCCATTTTATTAAAGTTAAAGGACTTGGATTAGAACAAGTACAAAGACTTAATAAACATAGTAAAGATTGGAACGCAGATGATTTCCTTGATGGCTATTGCAGAATGGAAAAGGAAGATTATCTAAGATATAGAGAGTTTAAGAAACATTATGGTTTTGGTCATAATGAGACTAATGCTCTTTTAACTAATCTTACAAGAGCAAGTGGCTCTAATATTGTGGCTTTTAGAAATGGAACATTCCAGATAAGAGACTATGAGTTAGCAGAAAAAAATGCAGAGAAGATATATCTTTGTAGACCATATTACGAGGATGGTTACAAAAGAAGATCATTTGTATATGCCATGCTTACTTTGTTTGAGAACGAAGATTATAGTCATAGTGAGTTCTTGAATAAACTATCTTATCAAGCAGTTAAGTTACAAGATTGTACTGATGTTAAAGGTTATCTAACTTTGATTGAGGAAATCTATAACTTTAAACGTGCTAAAAGCAAAAAAGTAAGGTTTTACTAATATGAATATACTCAAATACAAAGACATAGTTTTTGAATTACTGAGTTCCTCCCCTATGACTAGAGATAACGACACGTTGTTGATATCTCTAGTCTGGGATGTGCAACTCAAACAAAAAGACTATATAGGATCGAGGGATTTTCTTGATGTTATGCAACTTGGATATCTTGCTAAACCTGAATCGGTTACAAGAGCCAGAAGAAAAATACAAGAAGATAATCCTTTACTTAGAGGTAAAACACATGGTAAAAGACAAGAAGAACAGTCAAATGTTCTAAATCAATTAAATCAATGGGAGGAAAACAATGAGTATAGATGAGCTAAGAGGAATGGAGAAAGCATACAAAGATATAAAAGAGTATTGCAATCAGCTTTCAGAAAAAGTAAAAGATGAAAGTGTTGTTACACAAACTATGAACGCTGTCTTAGATGGTGTACAAAAATATTGCGATTCATCTATATCTATTATTGAAGAAAGCATAGATGGTGAAATCGAAAGAATGTATCAAATGATGGATGGTAAAAAAGATGATAGACAAGATCACAGAGATTTGTAATCAACTACCTGATGTAGTTAAAGCAGTTATATTTGTATCAGCTATTAGTATCTTTTGGTCATTGGTATTGTAATGAAACCTGACAAAAGAAAAAAGATAGTAGAAGCACAAAAAATGCATGAGATTTTTAATCAAGTAAAAGCTCCTTGGCATAAAGGTAATATAAGTTATACAAAGACTATGAACTATGAGTATTTCAAGGTCAAATGGTCTACTTTAACACCAAAACAAAGAGACGAAATGTTTTTGTTTGAACTAGACCTTTATAATTTTTTGTCTATTAGTATTATTAATGCATTTTATCAGCTTAACTTAGAGACAGTTGGGGAGATGAAAGACTTCTTTTTTAGTCATTCTAGCAACTATATTCTAAGCAATATGTACAACATGGGTAAAAGAAACATACAATATTTAGCTATGTTTATGTTGGAATTTTACCCAGAAGAGTTTGAAAAAAGTGATAAGAAAATAGAAGTAAAAGTGCCTAGAAAAAAGATAAAACCACATGATGTTTTTTATATCTGATTATGTATCGAAACAAAAAACTATTAGAACTGATGCGAGAACTAGACTGTCAGCATTGTGGTGCGAGTGATGGAACTGTATGTGCTTGTCATTCAAACCAAGTCAAACATGGCAAGGGAATGGGTTTAAAAGCACCTGATTCCCTTGTCGTTGCTCTTTGCCACAGGTGTCATTATGAAATGGATAATGGCAAGAATTTAAGCAAACAAGAACGTATAGACATGTGGACTGAAGCATATGTCAAAACAATGAAAACATTAATTGAAAGTGAGAGGTTAATTATTAATGGTAAAAATTGAAAAGAACGTACCGATAGTAAACTATGGTAGACCTTGGAAGTATAAAGAATATATTGATGCTTTCTTGGATATGGATAAGGGAGATTCATTTGTAGTCAATAACTACAAGATTGTTAATTCTGTTAGAAAACATGCTTGGAAGAAAAAGGTTGCACTAAGTTTTAGAAAATTATCAACTGGCAGGTACAGAATATGGAAAGTGTAAAAAGGTTTTTTCATACAAGATTTGAAGCTAAAGCATTCGATTTAGAATGTAAAAACGCAGATGGAACTAAGAGATGGTCTGATGAAGACGTTAGAATACTATATAAAATAGAGGATGCAGAGCCAAAATCTAATGGAATTGGCGAAACTCATTTCCCTTGGGGTTTGAATCCTAACCTACAATACTATATGATAGAGCAATACAAACTACATGGTGATGACTATTTGAAATCAATAGGCACAAGGGTAGAACAAGAGAGGAAAAAGATAGGTAAGAAACGTGAAAGCTGATCTACTATCACTTCTGACTGCAAAGTCAATGAACTATGAACTCTCTAGTGGTAATCACGATGCAATTACTTCTGAAGATATTGCTCACTTTTTGGGAACTAGGGGATTGGATAACAGAGAATACGATTTTCTCATGGCGAAATACACAGACAACAACTATGCTAGATCATTGGTATTCGATGATATCTATGAGGATGTCTGCGATATATTCTTCAAACACATAAACCCAAAAGAAATAAGAGGGGATAAGTTTTTAATTAGAAACTTTATTAACCTATCACTTAGGGAAGTAATTCTAACTGTTTGTCCTTTCTGTCAAGGCAGAGGGGTAGTCAAATCAAAAGATAGTATAGACAAGTGCTATCATTGTGAGGGTACAGGACAATTCATTTATGATGATGATAATCGCCCAGAGTTTTTAGGTATGGATAAAAAAGATTATATGGAATTTAAAAAACCCTACATGGAAACATTAGAGTTTGTAAAAAACATTGAGATCAATGCTCTAGCTAAAATAGGGGATGAATAAACTTAAATGGACTAGCTCACTCATTCTCTCTTGTGGGTTAGTCTTAACTTCTTTTAATTACTATCCAATGAATCTTTATGTGCAGTTTTTAGGTGTGCTAGGTTGGTTGGTTGTCGGAATCAAAACTAAAGATCATCCGATTTCTTTTGTAAATGGAGTTGGATTGGCAATTTTAGGTTTTGGTATCATATATAGCCAAAACTTGTAAAAAAAGTAGCCCTAGAATCGCCATAATCCAATTTAAATGAGGTAGGTGATACCAATAGTACCCACTAATGTGTAAGTCTATTCTCGTCCATTTCAGAGCCATTATCAGGGGTATCGCCTGATTCATCCTCTGTATTGTCCTGAATCATAGCTAATTTAGGTTTTAGAGCAGGAATCTTGCTAACT